GCAAAGTAATTCACGCTATTGAGCCTAAAGAACTTAACAGCGATATATTTGCGTCTTATCATGTTCTTAAAGACAAGCCTGTACTTCTTAAGGAAGGCAAGTTCAATGAAAAACCTTATGCTATTCCTAGATGGACTAAGATAACGGGAGAGAAATACGGTAGGTCGCCTGCAATGAAGTCTCTTCCCGATATAAAAATGCTTAACTCTATGATGAAAACAATGATTAGAGCAGCACAAAAAGCAGCAGATCCTCCGCTTATGATTCCTGATAATGGCTTTTTATTGCCAGTTAGAACTCAGCCGGGTGGAAGTAATATCTATAGAGCAGGATCTAAGGATAGAATAGAGCCACTTATTACTGGTGGGCGTATAGATATTAATACAGAGATGGTAGAACAATCGAGACAACGTATTCGTTCAGCTTTCTTTATAGATCAATTACAGTTACAGCAAGGCCCTCAGATGACTGCTACTGAAGTTATGCAGAGGACTGAGGAAAACCTTAGGATGATGGGGCCTATTTTAGGTCGTCTTAATAATGAATTACTAAAGCCAATTATTGACAGGGTATTTGGAATCATGTTCCGTAAAGGTCTATTCGGGGAGATCCCTAAAGAACTTAAAGGAAAAGAACTTGAAGTACGTTATGTATCTCAGATTTCTAAAGCACAGAGATCTGGAGAGGCTGACACGTTTACAAGAGTTATACAATCTGTTGCACCTATTATTGAAATGCAACCGCAGATGATGGAGAATATAAATGGTGATGAAGTACTAAGGTATCACGCCGAAGTATTTGGATTACCAGAAGAGATGCTAAGGGGAAGGCAAGAGGTTGAGCAAGCAAGACAACAAGCTGCGGATCAACAAGCTTCTCAGATGCAATCGCAACAAGATAATGTAGATGCTGATACAGCACAGAAGCTAAGCAACGCTGAGCAAATATAAAACATAAAGAGGAACTATGTTTAAGACAAAACAAATGAAGGCCACTATGCGTGCCTACAAAGAAGTATTCGAGTCCGAGGCAGGTAAAATTGTACTAGAGGACTTGATGAAATCATGTCACTTCACTATGTCAACTTTTGATAAAGATCCGTACGAAACTCATTTTAATGAGGGTGCGCGTAGTGTAGTCTTACGTATTATTAGAACAACAAATGCAAGCATGGATCAACTGAATGAGATGCTTAGAAGATTAGAGGAGGAACGCGATGAGTGAAAGTTTAATTGGTGGTGAGGCAGGGGCAGCAAGCGCACCTGCTACAAGTGAAACAGAAGTTGCTACAGGTCTAGCTCCTGTAGATGGCGGAGGAAATCCTGCACCGTCTGCTCCAGAGTGGATGAGTGGATTTGAAGGGATTGATCCTGAGATAGCAGGAGATACTTCTCTTAAAGCAATCCAAGATGTACCTTCGTTAATTAAGTCTTACGTACACGCACAAAGAAAGATGGGGGCTGATAAAGTTATTATCCCTAACGCTAACTCTACTGATGAAGAGAGAGCTGCTTTCTATCACAAGATGGGACTACCTACTGACTTTGGTGAGTACAAGGTTGCTACTCCTGAGAAGTCTATCCTTAAAGAAGATATGATGGAAGCGTTTAAAAAGACTGCCTATGAGCAAAGATTACTTCCAGATCAAGCTCAGGCTATGTTTGATTTTCTTAATAATCATACTAGTCAAGAGGTAGAGCGTATGCAATCTGCCCAAGAGGAGGAGCTTACTCAAAAGATTACAGGTCTTAAAGAAGAGTGGGGCGAGGCCTTTGAGCAAAACGTACATACTGCTAAATTAGCAGTAAGCGAATTTGGTGGGGAAGATCTTAAGGCGTATCTAAATGAAACAGGTTTAGGTAATGATCCTAATATTATAAAGGTATTCAATGAAATTGGTAAGAAGTTCTTTGCTGAAGATAGCTTTCAAGGTGATTCTAAGCCTGCTTATTCTCTTTCTCCTGACGATGCTCAGAAGAGAATAGGGGAAATTCAAGGGGATATGAATGGAGCATATTACAACAGTATGCACCCTGACCATAAGAGAACAGTAGAAGAAGTGAATAAATTATTTCAAATGCTACGATAATCGTACTAGGGGGTTGACACAGCCCCCTGTTCGTATATTATATTAATACAGCGATCTGGGACAATCGTTTCACCGATCCCTTCAAAAGATAGCTTAGATAGATCCCGAGAGGGGCAATCAGTCGAAAAACATACAATAATATTAATCTAATTTTAGGAGTTGAATATGTCTCAATTTGTAACAGAACATATGGTAAAACAATTCTCTTCTAACGTATGGCATCTAAGTCAACAAAAAGGTTCAAGACTTAGAGGAATTGTTAGAACAGAAACATTAAATGGTGAATCAGGGTTTTATGACCACTACGGGCCAGTAGAAGCACAAGAAAAAATCGGTCGTCACTCAGATACTACGTATCAAGAAACTCCACATGGGAGAAGAAGAGTAACAATGAACGACTATTTCTGGGCTGATTTAGTTGATAAAGAAGATAAGTTAAGACTTATCCATGATCCAGAGTCTCAGTATGCGAAAGCTGCTATGATGGCAATGGGTAGAAAAATGGATGATATCATCATCGAAGCTGCATTAGGAACATCTTATGCAGGTAAAGAAGGTGGAACACCTAAGGTATTAGAAGATGCTAACAAGATTGGTGCTTTCGATGGTTCTGCAAGTTCAAAATTAAACGTAAGAACTCTTAGAGCTATCAAGAAAAAGTTCAACCAAAATGAAGTTGATATGGAACAACTATATATCATCTGTCAGGCTGAGCAAATTGATAACCTATTAGGTGAAACAGAAACTACAAGTGCAGATTACAACACAGTAAGAGCTTTAGTTAACGGTGACATTGATTCTTTTATGGGATTTAAATTCATCAGACTTGAGAGACTTCCTGTTACTTCTGCTGCTATTACTAACTTTGATGCGTCTAACGGATCACTTGGTTCTGGTTCGGATACTATTGCTATCAATGCTAGAAGAGTAATTGCTTGTGCAGGATCAGGGTTAATGTTAGCTCTTGGTTCAGATGTTAAAGGTAGAATTGATGAGTTACCTGCTAAGCACTATGCTAAGCAAGTTTACGCTTCAATGTCAATGGGTGCTACAAGACTTGAAGAAGTGAAAGTTGTAGAAGTACTTTGTAAGGAATAAGGGGTAAATCATGGCTGATATTTATGGATCAAATTACCAAAAAGAGTTTATCAATGAACCGTCTGAGGCGGCTGCTATTGGTGAATACAACGGGAAACAACGTGTAGCGATTGATAGCTTCTCTGGAGCTGCTGGCTCAGACGATGTTTATTTCGCGAAACTACCTGCTGGAGCTTTTATTTTAGCTTTCGGTAACATTGGAGCTGGTACAGCACCTTCTTTCAGTGTTTCTGTAGGGGATAAACTATCTCAAAGTACTGACCTTGTTTGTACTTTAGACGGTGATGCTTCTGCTTCAGGTAAAATCTGGGTTGAATACTCACTAGATTAAGTTTCCGTTCCTCGGCTTAATCATGTATAATGGGGCTAGGCTTATAACTTAGCCCCTGTTTTATTGGAGGGATCATGTCAGTTGATGTAGACATTTGTAATTCTGCACTTATCAAACTCGGAGCTGAAAGAATCAACGCTCTGACTGACGATAATAAAAGGGCCAGACTGTGCCAAGAACAGTACACAAAAATAAAGAATAGGGTTTTACGTTCACATCCTTGGAAGTTTGCTATCAAGAGATCTAAGTTATCTCCTGTATCGTTTACTCCTGAGTTTGGTACTGAGAACTATTTTGAGCAACCACTTGACTGTATACGTATTGTCGGCGCTATGGCAGACTACGATACATCTAAGACTACTGAATACCACTACTCTGTAGAGGGTCGTCAGATAGTATCTGAATTAGATATAATTAATTTAAAGTATATAACTAGTAATGTACTAGAAGCGTATTTTGATGAGGACTTTAAAGAGGCTTTATCGTGTGCCTTAGCGCATGACCTATGCTACGCAATTAACCAAAGCAGTACTCAGAAGCAAGAGCTTTTTCAAGAGTACGAATTTTGGATAGGTCAGGCTAGATCTCATGGAGCTATGGAAATAACTGTAGATAACCTAGAGTACAATACGTGGACGGGCAGTAGACTATGAAATTTATAAGAGGACAAACTAGTTTTAAGGCAGGTGAAATATCGCCTAAGTTATTTGGCCGTATAGATATACGAGAATACCAAGAAGCTTTATCTATAGGAACCAATGCTTTAATTGGCAAGCATGGTGGAGCCTATAAAAGGTTTGGCCTTCAACCAATTATGTGTGTTGGGTCTATACCTACAAACTCAAAACCCGTTATTAAATCTGTTACCCTATTTGGTAATAAAACATTATTCTTTCTTTTCTATAACACAGTACTAAGAATACTAGACGGAGAAGGAAGAGATGTATCCAATGGGTTCATATCTTATGCTGGAACCTACTTAGCTGAAGATTTTAATATAGCGGTACACGAGAACACTGTTATAGTAGCGCACTATTCAGGTACTAAGCCTCCTCTATACGTAGAGATGGAAGATCTAAATGGCGTAATTAAATTAGCGAGAGCATACGAATTATCTCCTAGGGCTGGAAATTATCCTTCATACTATGGCACTACTCCAATGGTTCAAGTTGGTGGAGGGATTAAGATAAAAGTACTAGGTATATCAGGTGGTGGAGATCAGCTACAAACAGACGCTTCCTATTTTACCTCTGATATGGTTGGCGAAAGAATAATGATTACAGGCCCATGTAATATACAGAACGGAGTACGTATTGCTACTGAAAGCTATCGTATTACAGGGTATGTTAGCTCTACTTTAGTTAACTGTACTCCTGACTTTTCTTACATATTTGGTGATACTTTAAGTACTCTAAACTTCAGCAACACAGGAGGGGATGATACATACAAACTATCTGGAACCTCTACCGACTACTTTGATGAGTGGTACCAATCAGCATGGAGTAGCAGGCTAGGATATCCTAAGACAGTATGTGTCGACGAAGCCAGAGTTGTATTTGGGGGATCGCCTTCTTATCCTGCTACAATATGGGGATCTAAAACAAATACACCATATTTCTTTTTAGATAAGCGATACTACAGCTCATCTTTCTCTTGGGTAAAAACAACTGGATCTAGTATATATAGAGTAGATAATGCTAGGTTCTATCATACATATGATGGAGACATTTTAGAGACAGATCCATACCAATTTACGCTATCTACTAAAAATGGATCAGCTATTACATTTATGGAGTCGTCTGTAAACTTTATGGTAGGTACATCTAACCAAGAATTTATTGTATCTGGTAACGGATCAGCTATATCCCAAAAGAATATATCTGCTAGACCACATACAACTCATGGATCTTTTAAGGGTCTATCACTGACTTACGATAATACAATATTATTTGTTAGTAGAAGCAGGCAGTCTCTTCACTTGTTCACATACAATGAATCTAATGGATCTTATATAACTAAAGAAGTATCTATACTTAATGATGACTTACTGGATGGTAGGATAGATGCACTAGCGTGGCACGAAGAACTTAACATCGCTTATATGGCCGTAGCAGGTAAACTGGTATCTCTTACACTGAACAATGAAACTCAGACAAGTGCATTTACTAAGCATGACATTGAGGGATACGTGTACGACGTAGCCTTTGGTGTAAATGAGGACTCTAAAGACTATATGTCAGTACTTGTGCAGAGGAAAGATGGACTTCTCTATTTGGAAAAAATAGATAGAAACTTAGTAGAGCCTATCAACTTTGGATTCTTTAACATCCAAGATAAATTAAGCTTTATGGATGGGCTAAGATTCTTCAGACAAGAAGAGTTTGTTACATTGTACAATATGGATAAGACAAACAACTACATGCATTATGACTTCTCACAACTAAAAGTTGGTGACGAGGTAGAGTTTAGTTCAACTAACGGAAGTATTTTATCTGGTACAGGGCTAAGTCTCAACACTACGTACTATGCAATACCATATCAAAACGGAGACATCTCTGGTTTCAGACTAGCTACTAGCTTGGCTAACGCTCAGTCAAATACGTTCATAGATTTTACTGGCACAGGGCTAGTTAACTTCTTTAATGATGGCGGTATTACCTGTCTATTTACAAGAGATAACCAAGTGATACCAACAGGGCATTTTGAGATAGGTACTGAAGTTACAGTATTTGCTACTCAGGGATCTAGCGTAGATGAGATTACATTCATTGTTGACGGAGACACATACGACTTGGGTACTGCCTATGTCGATGTAGCTTACGGACTTACGTATAGATTTCATATTGCTACTGCTCCTATAGAGGCAGGACAACAATGGGGTACTGCACAGCTTGGGCTTAAAAGAATTGATAAAGCGTCTGTACGAATTAATAACACGCGTAGTTATAAGATTGGTACGGATGGTTATAATATGGAAGAACGTATTCCCGATAATGGCGAGATCTTTACTGGAAGAGATGAGGTTGCAGTTACAGGAAATCCGGAGTACGATCATGTTATACATATACAGAACGACAAAGCCGAACCTTGTTATATATCCGGCTTAGTTATAAGAGGGGTAAGCAACGATGGCTAAGACTAGAGCAGACTACGATTATGCAAAAGCCGTATCTAACTCAGAGTATCTGGCTGACAGGTTTGGTGGTACACCAAGTCAGTGGAAGAATGTATCTTCCGCAAGTCTAATTGGTGCTGAGTTAGCTGATAGCTATACTAAGTGGGCTAACTCATCGTTACAGGCTTCATCACTAGAAGCTAGACAAGCTCAGATTGGGGCGAGAGCTGACTTATCTGTAGCGAATATATTTGCTAAAGGCGAGGCTGTAAAAAGCGCACAGGCTACAACGTATATAAAATCTGGTGTAAAGCTTGAAGGCTCAGCATTAAATGTACTTCAGGAAACAGCTAACAAAGCTATGGAAGCCGCTAAGGTTAGACAGCTTGAGGCTGACTTTGAGAACACTCAGCTAGAGGTACAGAAGCGAATGATGGAGACTAAAGCTGAAATGGCTCCATTAGAATTTTTTGGTAATGCAAGTGCTGCATATGCCAAGGGTCAAATTAGTTAGGAGAATATATGCCAAGGATACCTGAGGGAAATTTTAGAACGGAAGCAAGCACTAGGGTAGAATCAGCTAGACCTCTTCAGATAGAGTCGGGAGGCTCAAAGCTAAGAGAACTTGGAAAAGTTGCTGGGCAAGTTGGTAAGGCAATGGAAAGTGCTGAGCGCAGAGTTGAGTCTATGAAGGTGGCTAGAGATGGTGCCGATGAATGGGAGAACAAGGAAGTACCTGTACTTGAGAATATATTTGGTATGTCTAAATCAGGGTTTATTGAGAAAGGAACTAAGTTACCTGATGGTAAAGTAGTCAATGAAAATACTCCTCTTGAAAAGATTATATCTGAAAGAGTAAATGCTTTTAACCAGAGAAATATAGCAGGTCAAACTAATCCTGAGGCTGCTGAAATGTATGGCAAGTATGTACTTGGCGATACTGAAAAGATGGTTAATAAGGCAAAGACATACGCCAAGAATGAAATAACAAAAGATACATTTAATGGGCTACAAACAGAGAGCCAAGTTCTTCAGCAAAGATTAATTGATGGAGCAGCTTCTACTGAGGATGTAGCAAAGTACTACTCTAAGGTAGCAGACAACGAGTTAATTGTAGGTAAAGATAACGCTACTAACTTATATAAATCTTTTAATCAAGGTCTAGCTATTAAAGCAGACCAGATAATAGCTAGCCATCCTGAAGGGAATACTACCCAAAAGCAGTCAGAAGTAAAAGCATTGGTAAGTAACTTACCTGAACAATACAGAAGGGATGCTACACGTAGGATAGAAAAAGCAATAGAGCGCAGACAAATCTCTGACTTGAGAAAGGCTAGGGTAGCGAAAGAAAAATTAGCTAACTCTACAAATACCCCTATGGAGCTAGGTGCTTCTGCTAAGCAGTTTTCTGATGTACGTCAGACGCAGATGAACGCTTCACTTATGGAAGGCGAGACACCTAAAAGTAGGGTATCGGACTTTTCCATGATGGAAGGAAAAACTCTGGCTATAAAAGTTATGGGAGAGGTAGGTCACTTAGAGATGAGCGATCCTCAGTTTTCCAAGAAGGTATCTGATTACCTTAACGAGTCGGCTAGAGATATTGCTTCGTCTGGAATGATGGAGTACGCAAGTGAGGATGAGGTTAAGAAAGCAGTCGTAGATAAGTTCAACGTAGAGATGTATAGGCTAGCTAAGGTTAGGAAAGATGATCCAAGGGAATTTCAAAAAGGCTTTGCTCCTTCTCTTGAAATGCAGGTAGCTAACAATAGACCTGATTCAGTTGTTCCTCAGCTTATAGAGCAACAACAAGCATTTGGTATTTCTACAGATGATACTAGGTTTACTTCTAATCAAGATATAAAGAGCGATGCCAAGCTGTTTAAAGGCTGGAGAGATGGACAAGATCCTGATGGTAATAGCTACTTAAGCTATACAGATGGTATACAAAGTAGGTGGGGAGCATCAGCCGGAAAAGCATTACTAGAGAGTGCTTCTAAGGGTGGAGTAGATGCCTCTACATTCTATGCGTCTGAAGGTACCGATTCATTCAGACAGCAATTAGGTCAAGGACATGGGGGATTTAAAAAGAACCTTCAGAAGATTGCTGACGATAAAAAGGTTGGTAGTGGATTAGATAGAATACTTAAGAGGGGATCTGTTGAGACTAGGCTTATGAACCAAGTAAAAGAAGAAATGAAAGATTCATTAGATAATATCGACGGGCTTTACTTCGGTAAGTATGGCGACGCTAGGTATGATGGGTACGCTAAATCTGTGGCTTATATAGCTGCTAATAGAGCTGCTAAGGAACCTGATCTAAGTGTTACCGACGCTATCTCTGAGACAATTGAACTTATGAAAGAAGAGTTTCCTCAGGCTACTGACGGTAACAATATGATAAGTGTGTCTAAGGCATACGCAGAAAAGTTTAACATTGATACAGATAACTTAAGCGATATGCTGTCAGATGCTAAAGAAATGAAGCACCTTGGTGAGATGGGGCTTGAGTTAGATACTGAAAAGTTCACTAAATTTACAGCAGGTAATCCATTAATGGCTGCTAAGTTAGAGGCTGTAGCAGGACTGTCCTATGACAAGGAAGCTCAGTTTGACGCATTTATAGAATCTATGGGGGATAACGTAAGAGTTTCTCCGGATCCTAATGACAGTAGTAGAATGAAGTTTTACCTACAAGATCCTAAGACGGGAGCAATTAGTCAAATACCTGTTAAGGTTGATGGTACTACTGAGCCATTATCTGTGGCAATTAAAGATTACTATAATGAATATAATAAGAAATCTATTATAGGTGCAAAGTTAGGCGAAGGCTTTGGGATAATTCCAAAAACTAAATATGGTGAGGCAGGGGAAATATGAGCTGGGGCGCAGGCGACGATCAAGAATTTTCAAACACAATGAGTACCTTCGATAGCGAAGAGGGTGCTGTTGATGCGTTTACAGCTTCGTTAGAAGAATCATTTGAATCAGGCCCTATGAAATCTTTATACAGATTTGCCGGAGCTGCTGTATCTAATAAGAACATGACAGGCGCGGAAGCTAACGAGAAATATAACTTGGCAGATACAGATATTGCCTACGATGACAATGCTCCTGTATCAGAGTTTGAGGCTAAGATAGCTGCTGATAGATACTTCCAAAGAAGAATTAATGAAGCAAGAATAGCTAATGCATCTGAGGAACCTATGGGTACTATAGCCTCTTTTGCAGGTAGCTTAACAGGTGGTTTTGTAGATCCTGTGAATATCGCTACTGGTGTAGGTATTGGGGCTGCTGTCAAATCAGCAAGCATGGTATCTAGTTTAAGTGGTGCATTTAAAAATGCTATTAAGAATCCTTGGATAGAGTCTACTGTTAGGAATGGTATTGAAAACTTAGCAGGATCTTTAGCGGTTGACTTAGTAGCTGTTCCACTTGGAGAAACTGTTACTAGGGAGAATACATCCAACTATCAAAGGATGATGAATGTTATAGGTGGTACTGTTATGGGTACTGGACTAGGCGTAGGTATGGAAGCTAAAGGTATTATGAGAACAGCCAGAGCATTAGTTAGAGAGAAGGGATCTGTACATGGATCTAAAGCTCCTGAGGTAATGCAAGAGGCTAATGAACATGCGCTAAAGAACTTTGCCAATAATAAAAAGCCTAACCCTGCATTTGTAGAAGAGAAGCATAATATTATAAATACAACTAAAAGACCCGGACAGCAGGACTATGTACAGGTTGAGCTAAACAGATCTAATGTAGCCGAGACTGACTTTTTTGTTGGCAAGGGCGATCAAGTAATACATGGAGGAGATAGCGGATTTGTAATCTCTGACAATGCAAACTTGGTTAGCAATAGGGTTACTCCTTTGGACGGTACATCCAGCGAGATGCAGGCGGTACGTCTTAAGAAGGACGCTAAGATAGTTACTCAGGATGTATATGAGGAGCTTAATGATTCTCTTCCTAGTTCACTGTCTAAGACAGCTATTGAGAATGGGTATAAGGGGAATGAGGAAGCTTTAACCAATGTTATTAAGCAGGCTATGGATGAAACTTCTTCTATAGACGATATGATAAATTCTATTGATGATCTCCTTGGATCTTTTGAGGGTGTTCCTGAGGCTGCTGAGCTTATGAATAAATCTATATCCAAGTTAGGCTATGATGGGTACAGACTATCTGTTCCACATGAAAATGGTGGTAATGCTATTGTAGTATTTAATAAAGCGGACGGTACCAGAACTGGCATCGATACTATTAGCGATCCAATTCCTACACAAGCATTTGACAAAAACCATCCTGATGCTAAAAATGTATTAGGTAAGTTAAGCGAACATAACCAGAAAGAAATGCAGAGGCTAGGCGATTACAGGTCTGACCTTGACTATGAGGCTGAAGCTGTTAGCAAAGCGGACAATGCTCCTGATATGGATACAGTAGAGTCTGAGGACTTTGACAATTTAGTTGAATCATATGGACTAGACAAAGATAATATAGCTGAAGAGGGATTTAGTGAGGAGTTCGTACAGCATGCTGAGGCATTGAAAAATGCTAACTCACATGAGGTCGGAGGAAAGGCTTTAATGAACTGTGTAATACAAGCGTTTAAAGGATAATAATGGCTAAGGTAGATTCTAAATGTATATCTGAAACTATAAATGCTTTTGGTTTCTTGGATAAGGAAAGAGCTAAAGACTTAGAAGAGTCTATAGTAGCATTGCTTGAAGAGAATAAAGAAGTACCTATAGAAAACTTAAGAAAAGAAATCTTGGATATAACTAAGCTTGAGAGCAAGAAGATGCGTGAGTATTCTATGATCCGAGTAGGTGATGAGATTAAAAGATCTAAACTTAAGAACGAGATATCTTCTGGGTTTACTAAAGAAATAAATACAATTAAAGATGCTAAGGCTAAGATCAAGCACTATACTAAACAATTCTTAAGTAAGATAGAAGGTAAAAGCTCTATTGATACTTTATACAGAGTCGAGGCTAACCTTTTAAAGAACGCTCATTACGGTGGACTTAAGAGGGCAGGAGTGTTCGAGCATTATGTTTCAGGAAAGTATGACGACTTGGTAGCTGAGCAGGTTTGGCGTAAGGCAAACAAAAAGAAAAGCGTAATGGAAGATTTACCAGAGGGGTACTCTAAGGAGCAGGCAGAGATTGCTATGCGTATAGCTGATGTATCTAAGAAGTCAACAGATCTTATGCTTAACAATCAGAGATCTGTAGGTATACCTATAGCGGAAAGAAGAGATTGGTTATACAAGCACACGTATAGCAAGACTAAACTAACCTCTATGGGTGCTGATGGATTTGAAGCTTTGTTAGAGAAGCATGCTAATATGGAAGATATGTTCACTAAGAATGTATTGGCAGATCCGGTAAAGAAAAGTGCGGCAATTAAAGATTTGCACGAAGCTATTGTAGCTTCTAAAGATATGTTTAAGGGTCAGGCTCAGAAGTCAGGCTTTATGTCTAAACTTAAAAACAGAAAACTAGAATTTAAATCTGGTATGGATGAAAGTAAATTCTTTAAAGAAGTATCAGATCATGTTGGCTTGGTTGAAAACATGGAGATAGCTATGGATCAGGCTGCCAAGACTTACTCAACGGTAAAGACTCTTGGCGTACGCTCAGAAGAAAACTTTAATCAGGTTATGTCTGAGATGGAAGCAGACTTTAGAAAGTCTGTGGAAGGTAAGTTTACTCCTGATGAAACAAATAAGCTTATTAACGATTACCAATTGAAGATGCATACCATTCAAGATTCTTATAAAGTAGTATCTGCTAATCCCCATACTCCAAAGGGTGCTGTTACCAATATGGTTAACGTACTTAGAGCATTAAACAGTATGACAAAGCTAGGTAGTTCTTTATTCACTTCGATGTATGATGGTGTAACTTTGAGCCTACAATATTCTATGGCATCTTCTGATAACCAATTCAAAGCATTTGGCCAGACAATGATTGATGGTATGACAATGCTTAAGGATGCAGATAAGCGTAGAGAGTTTGGTGAGATATTAAATACTATGACATACATACACGATCCTGCACTAGCTATGGGCGGTAACAGAGGCGACTTTAAAACTGGTATGGACATGTTCAATAAGTTTGTTACGAATGTATACCGAGCTACTGGTGTACCTTTTCAGACTGAGATATCAAGAAACACTGGAGCTTTACTTCAGAGTAGGGCAATAAAGAAGGCAGTATCTACGTTTGCCAAGGA